AACAGACCCTATCGGTTATGCGGTAGCGGTAGCTGAACAGAGCCAACGTGAGAAGCAGTTAGCAGTAGTCAGGAATGAACAGCAACGCATTGCCCAACAGCAACAAGCAGAGCAACAATCCCAACTGCAAAACCATCTCCGTCAAGAATCTGAGAAGCTAGTTAGTCTGATTCCTGAGTTAGCTACACCACAGGGTGATGCGGTACGGAAACAAATCCGTGACTATGCGAAGTCTGTTGGATGGTCTGACCAAGAACTTAGTTCCGTGTATGACAGTCGTGCTGTGCATACCTTGTATAAGGCGATGAAGTATGAGCAACTTCAAAAGAGCAAACCAGAGTTGAATAAAAAACTCGTGGCTGCCCCTAAGATGATGCGTAGTGGTACTTCTGCACCTCCTGCAAGGTCTGCACAAGATAAACAGGCTATGCAAAGGTTGCGTGAAACTGGAAAAGTTACTGACGCTGCCAGAGCATTTGAACGATTTTTATAAATTTTGGAGTATTAAATTATGGCTACCTATCAAACGTACACCGCTATTGGTCAGCGTGAAGACCTTACAGATGTTATTTATAATATCTCACCAACCGACACGCCCATGATGAGTTCCATTGGCAAGACTAAAGCAACTGCTGTTTACCATGAGTGGCAAACCGATTCGCTCGCTAGTGCTGCTTTAAATGTAACTGTAGAAGGGGCGACAGCATCTGACATTACTATTTCTCCTACTACTCGTGTAGGAAATCGTTGCCAGATTTCACAGAAGACAATCAAGATTTCTAACACCTTGCAAGCTGTAGATAAAGCTGGTCGTAAGTCTGAAAAGGCTTATAACTTGGCTAAAGCATCTGCTGAAATCAAGCGTGATATGGAATTGACATTGCTCAGCAATCAAGTTGCTACCAATGGTAACTCCTCTACTGCTCGTGCTTTGGGTGGTTTGCAAGCATGGTTGGCTACTAACTACTCTGGCGGCACTTCTGGCGTTGCTGGTGCATCTGGCACAACTGCTCGTACAAACGGCACTAACCGCACTTTCACAGAAGCAATTTTGCAAACTGTTGTTAAGAGCGTTTATACCGCAGGTGGCAATCCTAAAATCTTGATGGTTACTCCTGCTCACAAGCAAACAGTATCAGGATTTGCTGGTATTGCTGCTCAGCGTTACATGGCCCCTACAAATGCCCCTACGACTATCATCGGGGCGGCAGATGTTTACCTGTCAGATTTCGGCACTCTGAGCGTTGTTCCCTCACGTTTTATGAACAGCACTAACTCTGCTGATGATGTTGCATATCTGCTTGACCCTGACATGGCTGCTGTAGCTTATCTGCGTCCCTTTACAACTAATGAGTTGGCTGTTACTGGTGACAACGAATCTACACAACTGTTGGCTGAGTTCACGTTGGAAGTTCGTAACGAAGCTGCACACGGCATCATTGCTGACTTGACCTAATCTTTAGGTGACTCTCAAAATGCCTCAGACTAACCCTCTGGGGCATTTCTTTTTCTAGCAAAACTGATAGAATTAGTGTATGCAAAACCCTGTTAAATTTAGAGATTCTGTAGTCCATGCTGATGGTGAGGGCGGTATTGTTATTGAGACTAAACAAGACATTACAGGAATCATTGAGCAAAACAAAAAGGAATATAACTCCTTTGATGAACGTGCTAAATGGTCAGATGAGTTGTTTGGTAACAAGATAGCATCTATACCATTTACAGTTATTGATGAACTCAATAAACAGGGCGTTATGCGTGGCTTTGATGTGATTGATGAAAAAAGATTCAAAGCGTGGTTAAACGAGCGTGATAACAGAGTTTTTAGAACTCGGACAGGAGTTGTATGAGTTTTGCTACCTACTCTGATTTACAGACTTCAATAGCCAACTATTTGGCTAGGTCTGACCTGACAAGCATCATTCCAGACTTTATTACTTTGGCTGAGAATCGTTTGCGTAGAGAACTGCGTATTCGTCAGATGCTAAAGTCTGTAACTACTTCAACTGTAAAAGCTGATGCAACTGTAGAAGTTCCTAGCGACTTCTTAGAGATTCGTGATTTTGTTGTAATGACAAACCCAATAACTCCATTGAGTTACTCTAGCCCTTCATCGTTATCTAATGACCCAAGAACATCAGAAGTTGGTGTTCCAAGGTCTTACACAATCTTAGCTAGTGAGTTTCAGTTAGCACCTGCACCTGATGCTGTTTATACGCTAAAGATGCTTTATTACTCTGCGCCAGCGTATTTGTCTGTCAGTAACACATCTAACGTATTTCTGACTACAGCCCCTGATGGCTTGCTATATGGCGCATTGGTTGAAGCAGAGCCTTACTTAATGAATGATGCTCGTATCAATACATGGGGTTCTATGTATGACAGAGCAATTTCTTCTCTCACTAGGTCTGATGAAAACACTCAGTATTCTGGTGTACCCCTGTCAATCAAATTAACTGCAAGGTGAAATCATGGCTGAAATGTCTAACTACTTGGAAAATGCTCTTATCAATGTGACGTTGAGAGCAACTGCTTACACAGCACCAACGACTGTGTATCTTGCTTTATACACAACTGACCCAACAGACGCTGATACTGGTACTGAATGTTCTGGTACTAGCTATGCTCGACAGTCTATAACTTTTGGTGCGCCTAGCAATGGTGTTTCTACCAACTCTGCTGCTATTGAGTTTCCTCAAGCTGGTGGTGCATGGGGAACAATTACACACATTGGAATCCGTGATGCTTTGACAGTAGGAAACTTGCTGTATCACACACCATTAGATGCTTCTAAGACGATTGCAACTGGTGATGTGTTCCGCATTGCTGTTGCTTCATTGAGCGTTACTTTAGCGTGAGATGGCTGACTTACTACCTCCGTGGACGATTGACTCGCTAGACAATTTAAAGTCTAGCATTGATGACTTAACACTCACACTTGATAGTCCACTTTACACAACCTCAGTAACCCTATGGGATGCCTATGGGTCTGTGTCTGCGTCTGCAAGCGTTGTAGCAGATGCTATAAGGGTTCAGAGTGGTAGTGGGGCGGTAGATGGTACAGCGACAGTAACAGCAGACGCAGTAAGGGTTCAGTTTGCTAGTGCAAGCATTACAGCTAATGCTAGTGCTTCTTGTGATGCAACGAGGGTGCAGTTTGGCTCTGGTGCTATTGATGGTAATGCTACTGTTACCGCAGATGCTACTCGTGTCCAGTTTGCTAGTGGAAGTATTACCGCTAATGCTGATGTAACTGCCAATGGAACTCGTGTCCAGTTTGGTATTGCAGATATAACTGGAAACGCAACTGTTACGGCTCTTGGTGGAATCGTAGCAAATGCGGTAGCTTCTGTAGATGCTAATGCGACTATAACTGCTAGTGGAACTAGGGTTCAATTTGCTAGTGGTGCTATTGATGCCATAACGACTGTAACAGCCAATGGTGGTTTAGTTGTTGGCGCAACTGCCAACATAGATGCAAATGCTGATGTTGTCGCTAGTGCATCTGCAATTTATGCAGGGGTAGCCTCGGTATCAGGTCTAGCAACAATTACTGCATATGGTGTTATCTTAGGAGACAACTGGACTCCAGTACCACAAGACAATAATACTTGGACTCCAGTTTCTGCTGATAGCAATACATGGACTGCTGTTTCTGGCGATACAAACACATGGACTCCAGTATCGGCTAACGATAATACATGGACAATTCAGACGCAAGGAAGTAACACATGGCTACGACAAAACTAACTTTTGGTGAGTGGATGCCTGACCAACCTAGCGTGTCAGGTGCTTTAACTGATGCTAAGAACGTGGTTTCTTTGGCTATCGGGTATGGCCCATTTCCTACGCCTGTTACTTTTTCCTCTAGTAACGCTGCTGAGAATTTAACTTCTCTTTATGCTGCCAAAAAGCCTGATGGTAATACTGAGTTATTTGCGGCTGGTCTATCCAAGATTTATACAGTAAGTGGTGTTGGCACGATAACTCAAGTTAAAACAGGAATGACAACTGGTGCTGCCGACAGGGTACGTTTTACTCAGTTTGGCAAAGTTGTAATCTCTGCAAATAACGCTGATAGATTACAGGCGTGGACACTAGGAACATCTACATCGTTTGCTGACTTGTCAGCTACTGCACCTATTGCTAAGTTCATTACTGTCGTGCGTGACTTTGTTGTTTGCGCCAATACGCTAGAAACTACTCAGCAACAATATCGTGTTCGTTGGTCAGCAATCAATGATGAGACAGATTGGACAGAGAACGTAAACACTCAGTCTGATTATCAGGATATTCCTGATGGTGGTCAGATTGTAGGAATCCGTGGTGGTGAGTTTGGTCTTGTTCTTTTAGAGAGAGCAATTCACCGAATGACCTATGTGGGTACTCCGTTTATTTTCCAGTTTGACAATATCTCTCGTGGTAAGGGTTGCATGGTATCTGGCTCAATTGCACAATACCAAGGTGTAACTTTCTTTTTGTCTGATGATGGTTTCTATGTGTGTGATGGTCAAAACGTAACAGCTATTGGTGCAGAAAAGGTAGATAGGTATTTCTTACAAGATGCCTCGGAAGCTGACTATGCTTCTATGTCTGCTGCCGTTGACCCAATTCGCAAACTTGTAATCTGGAATTACAAATCTGTTAACGGAACTCGTAATCTAATAATTTATAACTTTAAGACACAGAAGTGGACTTATGGTGATGCAGGTACAGATTTCTTGGCAGAAGCCTCTACATCGTCTGTAACGCTTGAGCAATTGGATAGCATCTCTGCCTCTATTGATGCGTTAACGACAAGTTTAGACTCTCAACTGTATGTTGGCGGTAAGTATTTCTTGGGCGGTACTTTAGCTACTCGTGTGATGACTTACACAGGTGCTAGTCAGACAGGCGTTATTGCTACTGGAGACTTGGACATTGGTGCTAACTCAGTAGTAACCCTAGCTAGACCTATTGTTGACAATGGCTCTGCGACTGTGGCTATTGCTTCTCGTACCCTGTTAAACCAAGGTGTGAGTTTTAATACTGCTGTGGCGGCTAGTACAGAGAACAGAGTACCACTTAGAAGCGCAGGTAGATATCACAGGCTAAAAGTGACTCCTACTGGCGACAATTGGAATAACGCTATCTCCGTGGATGTGGATGTAACTCCACAAGGGGTTCGCTGATGTTTAGAAGCCTACCTGCGTTTGGTGGTGACCAGAGGGCTGTGGCTGAAGTAGTCCGTGGCATCATGGACGGAAAGACCAATAACACAGGGACTTTGACTCTGGCAACTGGTGGTGCTACTACCACCACTTTGACAGACCGAAGGATAGGCCCAGACAGCGTTATCTTGTTTGCCCCTGCTTCTGCTGCTGCTAATGTGGACTATATGCCTTACGGGGCTTTCCAGAGCCTTGTTGACCAAACTGCTGCTGCGGCAAATACTGCCTATGCAATGACAATGGACACAACTGATTACTCTAATGGCATAACTTTATCTAATAGTTCTCGTTTAAATGTCAAAAACACAGGAATTTATAACTTCCAATGGTCTGGTCAGTTTGAAAATACCGACTCGCAAGACCATGATGTTAGGGTTTGGATAAAAGTTAATGGAACTAACCTTACTGGTTCAACAGGATTCTTTGCTATTCCTAGTAAACATGGCTCAGTTGATGGTCATGGTTTGGTTGGCTGGAATTACTATTTAAGTTTAAATGCGAATGATTACATTGAACTTTGGTGGGAATCAGATAGTGCATTAGTAAGTCTTCAAGCCTACGCTGCTGGTACAAATTACCCATCTACAGCGTCTTTGATTACTACCATGAACTACATCTCTCCGTCAGCATTGACTAACATTTACGCTAGTTCCCAAGGACAGGGTACGGCTACGATTACGCACTTTGCCAATTCAACGGCTAATAAGACGTATAGATATGCAATTATTGGTTGATTTTAATAATTTATGTATAATGGATTCCGTGGATGACCCATCTTGGAATCCGAAACTCTAGGAGTAAAGATGGCTACAACTACCACATCACAAATTGACCCAACAATCCAACCCTATCTAGGTTATGGATTACAACAAGCACAGCAGATGTATCAGGGCGGTGGCCCTCAGTATTATGGTGGCCCAACTTATGTTGCCCCATCCACTACCACTCAGACAGGATTACAGGCTTTAGAGGCTCGTGCTTCTTTGGGTAACCCTCTGCTTCAGTCTGCACAGAATCAATTGCAGAACACAGTTTCTGGTGGTTTCTTGGGTGGCAATCCATTCTTTCAAGGTGCGTTCCAACCTGCTGCTCGTGCTGCTGAGACACAGTTTAAAACAACTCTAGGCGACATTGCATCTAAGTCAAGCCTAGCAGGGCGTTATGGCTCTGGTGCTATGGGTTCTTTGCAAGACAGGGCTACTGGTGCATTTGGTCAACAGTTGGCTAATACGGCTGGACAACTTGCTTATCAGAACTACGCTGATGAGCGTAATCGTCAGCAACAAGCTACGATGGCTGCACCACAAATGGCTGGTGCTGATTACCAAGACATTCAGCAGTTGTTGCAAGCAGGTCAAATGCGTGAAGGCTACCAAGGTCAGCAAATGCAAGGTGACATTGCTAAGTTTAACTTCTTGCAAAACCAACCACAACAGAACTTGCAGAACTACCTATCGTTGGTATATGGCAACCCATTAGGACGAGTTACTAACCAACAATCATCAGGGCCAACTGGCTTTCAAAATGCTCTAGGTTTAGCGGCTGTTGGTGGTGGTTTGTATAAAAATCTAGGTTCACCTAATCTAAGCTACATAAACCCATTTAGTTCAAGTTTCCTTGGTGGTGCATTTAATTCACAACCTTCATTTGGTTACACAAACCCTGACCCTAACCTGTTCATGGGGCCTTAAGGAATAAAACATGGCTGGACTATTAGACATTTTTGGTACAGGCGGTGCAGACACAATGGGTCTGTTGGGTATGTCTGCCTCTGACATTGCTCGTAATCGTGATGATGCACAAGCACAAGCCCTATATGCACTAGCAGGACGTTTGTTCCAAGGTGGTAACACAGGACAGTCTATTGTTGAGGGATTGCAACAAGGGCAAAAAGCCTATCGTGGCGGTATGCAAGAAACCTTGCAGGGACAGTTGCAGAATTTCCAACTGCAAGAATTATTGCGTAAGCGTAAAGAAGATGAAGCAAAGCGTGAGCAAGAAAAACAAGTTCGTTTACTTGCACCACAAATCTTTAGCACTACAACTACGCCAGAACAAGTTACTTATGATGGTGTGCCAAGTCAGTACCCTGCTGTTGATGACTTAGGTTATCCAATTCCCAATATGGCTGTAAGACCTGCTCAGACTACACGTTCTGTTGACACAAACAAGCTACAAGCATTGGCAATGTTGTCTCCTGACCCATTAACATCTTTAGCTAGTATGGCTAAACTTGTTCCTGACTTGCGTAAAGCAGGGTTTATTGGTGCTAGTCAACAAGAAGATAACCCATTTGCTGTTTATTTGGCAGACCCTAATTTACCAGCAAGCCTTAAACCAATTGTTCAACAGTATTCAAAAACTTGGCAGAATTTAGACCCTGCTGTTGTTGATACTCGTGTTGCACAAGTTGGTCAAATGATACAAAAGCAAGCAGATTTCCAACAAGTTCAAACACAAGTTAAGGCTCAACAAGATACTTTAAATGCTTTTAAACAGCAAGGTCTTACACAAAGTGCTGAAGCTAAAGCATTGACAGCAAGCATTGCACTTGGTAACCAACAAATTGCTCGTATGCTTGCAGAGCAAAAACTTGAGGCAAATAAGAATAAACCTTTGCCAGCAAGTTTACAGAAATCCGAAGACGAAGATTTGCAAGCCATCAATAGCTACAAAGCTACACAGAAAGAGTTGTTTTCTCCAATTAAAGCATTGACTCCAGACCCTGTTACTAAGAAGCCAATGTTAGTGCTTGGCCCTGTTCAGAACTTGCGCTATCAAGCAGCCAACTTAACTGGTGACTCAACTGAGGCAAGTCGTGCATATGCAGACTTACAGTCATCAGTTAAAAACGCAGTTAACTTAAAAGTTAGTGCAGAAAAAGGCGTACAGACAGACAAGGATGTATTGCGTTTTGCTGATGCTTTGATTGCTGCATCTGGTAAGAATGACACTAAAGCAACATTAGAAGCATTGAAGAAATTTAATGAATCAATTGCTACTGCACAGGAAAATACAGTCAAACTTATTGACCAGCGCAGGAAGTCTCAGGGTGTAGCACCTTTATTTGGTGATACGAGTAGAAATGTTAATGTGAACTACTAATATGCCATATTCCATTACTACAAAAGACGGAATTACGATTCCAGACATTCCTGATGATGTTGCACCAGATGCACCAGAATTAAAGGCAATGGTTGAGAGAATTCGTGCAGGTCAAAAGCCTACCGAAAAGCCTATGGCTTCTGCTCAACCACAACTATCTGCTGCTGATGTAGCGGTTAGTGCTGTAAAGAACTTTCCTAGTTCTGTTGGCTCAATGCTTGGTGATATATATCAAGCGGTATCTAGTCCTGTTCAAACAACTAAAGCAGTTTTAGACCTTGGTGCTGGAATCCTACAAAATGCACTACCAGAGCGTTTAGTTCAGGCTGTTGGTGAAGACAAAGCTAGTCGTGACTTAGCTTCTAAAGTTGGTCAGCACTATGTAGAGCGTTATGGTAGCGTAGAAGGTGCTAAACGAGCATTGGCTACTGACCCTGCTGGTGTTATGGCTGACCTATCTACTGTCCTTACAGGCGGTGCTATGTTGCCTACTAGGGCTGCACCTGCGTTAGCTACTGCTGCTCGTGCTGTTGACCCTTTAATGTTAACTGCTCGTGCTACTGGAAAAACACTTGATGTTTTGGGTGGTGCTACTAAAGCTGGTCTTGGATTGCAAACTGGCGTAGGTTCAGAGGCTATTGGTCAGGCTTACCAAGCTGGTAAAACTGGCGGTGAAATGTCTGACTTGTTTAGGGCTAACTTGCGTGGTGAAGTACCACAATTAGAAGTTCTTGATGCTGCCAAACAAAACTTAGCTGAAATGGCTATTGAAAGACAGCGTATTTATCGTGAAGGCATGAAAAATATTAAGGGCGATAAAACCATTCTTTCGCTTACTGGTGTAGATAACGCTGTTAAGCAAGCCTTAAATAAAATTACTTTTAAAGGTCAAGTTAAGAATGAAGTTGCTTTTGAAAGGTTGTCAGAAGCACAAGCTAAAGTAGATGCTTGGAGAAAACTAGACCCTGCTCAATTTCATACGCCAGAAGGCTTAGATGCTTTAAAACAGCAGATTGGCGATATTCTTGAGAAGATTCCTTATGAGCAAAAGACTGCTTTAAATTCAGTCAATGAAGTCTATAACGGAATTAAGTCTGAGATTGTTAAACAAGCACCAACTTATTCAAAAACAATGAAGTCGTATTCTGATGCAACAGATACGA